CAGTTTAACCCACTCACAAGTTTCCGTCCGTCATTCCCGGATATTGAAATTTTAGATGTTTATCATGAAGTGTCATGGTATGCACCCAAGCTAAAGAATGGGCAGTTGTTGGCCGTTCCATTAAACGATGATCCTGATCCTGACTGCGTGTACTTTGTGAAAGACATCAGTCGCAACTGTGAGATAGTAGACTACAACAAAAGTTGGTAACATGCCCTACACTGAACCACAACTGTTTGAAAACTTGACTCGCATGGTAAAAATTTACCTGGAAAGTTATCCTGAAGATCAGGAAGGCTTGGAACGATTTCTGCGCTGGGCACACACTCAATATGGCTACCGGTATGGGAACTCTTAAACCCGGCGCCACCTACATCTACGAACGCAACGGCAATGAAGTGTATGCCCGTGAGTCAGGTGCTGACCCCAGCACAAGAGAACTAATGGGCTATGCATATGATCCAGTAAACGGACATCACATTGATTATGACAGCAGAACATCAGATGGTAGGCCCTTGTTTGATCACCTCCAGGAAAGTAAGATGTGGGGCGAAATTCGGCGCCTGGCCAAGACCAATCCTGCTTTACAAGATGCCTTGGAACGTGTTATAATGATATACAAGTTGATCAAGGTAGAAAAGTGAGCGACAAACTAAACATTGCCAATGAAATGCGACAACTGGATCGCAAAAACAGAAACTTCTATCACGAACTCACAGATGAAGAACGCAAGAAGTTTTCAAACTATCTCATGATTCGTTGGGCCAGTTGTGTAGAAGGTTCACGGGACCTACAAGAGTTTTACTTGATTTCCACCAACGAACGATTGAACAAACACTTCTTCAACATCAGTCGACACCCTGAACTGCAATGGCTGTGTGCCACAACAGTAAGTCCAAACATGGGCACACCCAGACACAACTGGATCTCACCCAAGAAAAAAGAAACAGGTGCAGGCGCCAGCAGTATCAAAAAACAACTGGCTGAGTTGTTTCCCACATACAAAGAAGATGAAATAGCCATGCTGGCCTCAATGACCACCAAGAAAGAACTTGATCAATACATCCGAGACCATGGCCGAGACACTAAGTGAACTCACTTGCGGCTACTGCAAGAAAACATTTCGTCGTGCAGAAAGTCTTGTGGTGCATTTGTGTGAGCCCAAACGCCGCAGACAAGAACGCAGTGAACGTGGTGTTGAACTGGGCTTTCAATCCTACTTGCGGTTCTATGAGATTGCACAAGGTTCGGCAAAGCTCAAAACATTTGATGACTTTGCGGACTCACCATACTACCGGGCCTTTGTAAAATTTGGCAGATACTGTGTAGGCACAAAGGCAATCAATCCCAGACAGTTCACAGAGTGGTTGCTCAAACACAACAAAAAGATTGACAACTGGGGCAGTGACAAAATCTATACTGAGTACCTGTTGGACTATTTGAAAGTGGAAGCAGTGGCAGACGCACTTGCACGAGCAGTGGAGTTTGGCATAGACTGGAGTGAGACTCACTCAGCACCCGCCAATGATTGTTTGCGTTATGGCAGCACACATGCCATGTGTTATGCTGTCACAACAGGGCGCATCAGTCCTTGGGTGATTTACAATTGTGAGTCGGGACAAAAGTTCCTGGGCGAACTCACCGCCGACCAAGTGGCCATGATATGGCCTTACATAGATAGTGACATATGGCAAAAGAAATTCGCAGACTATGCCGCAGATGCAGAATACGCTCGAGAAATATTGAAACAAGCAGGATGGTGATATGATCACAAACATTTATTCAACTAATTCATTTGTCACAGCACACAGCACAGTCGGCGGCACTTACATCAATCCTGGTAGTCCCAGTTCGGGTATGCTTAGATATTACAACAATCAAACGCAGGTATACGATGGGTCATCGTGGTTGCCCCTAGGTGGTACTGCCGCTGTGGGCTTGAGTCCAGAAGCTGAAGAAATCATGAACTGGGCACGTAAAAAAATGCAGGAAGAAGCAGAAGCACGGCGTATGGCTGAACAGTATCCTGCTGTGGCAGATGCCTTGAACGCAGTATGGGAATCTGAACAACAATTAAAAACCATTGTGGCATTGTGTAGAACATGAGTGCAGACATTGACATTGACTGCCCAGATCGATCTAAGATCCTAGAACTGATTCGTCACACACCTGCTAGACAAGTTGTGGATGGAAAGCCGCGTAAACATAACTCGGGTATCTACATCACAGACATTCCGCAAGATCCTGAACATGGCTGTGCTGCCATCGATTACGAAACAGCAGAACAGCGTGGCTACTTCAAAATTGACCTGTTGAACATGAGTGTGTATCAGTTGATCCAAGATCCCGCACACTACGAAACCATGTTGTCAGCCGCACCTCCATGGTCACGACTGTGGACAGACAGACCCTGGGCCAGTCAGTTGGTACACGTGGGCAACTATGTGGATTTGTTGGCAGCAATGCAGCCCGACTCCATACCCAGGATGGCTGCTTTCATCTCAATTATCAGACCAGGCAAAGCACACCTACAGCGACGGCCCTGGGACGAAGTGTTTGCGTCAGTGTGGGATGGGGATGAATCGCGTGGATATACGTTCAAGAAGAGCCATTCTATTTCCTATGCAGCCTTGGTGGCGTTACATATGAATCTCTTAAACTGATCAGTCTATTCTTCTCACCAAAGTAATGCTCTTTCTTTTGCTCTTTTTGCGAGCTATGTCTATCAAACTGCACACAGGGCCATGTAGTATTTCTAGATCTTTGTTGGAGAATGTGCGCAGGGTCGAACGAAACTTTTCCCAGTCCCCACGCAGGAATATGTTGATGGGTATGCTACGATTGCTTTCCCACCACCAAGTGTTGGCCAGTTCCAAAAACTGTAATTTGTCTTGTTGCGTGAGCACAGTACCAAAGTCGTAGATGGTTGTAACAGCGTCATCCTTGTTTTGCACAATACCCACGTATTCTTGATTGGCATATACACACAAGGTAATGAACGGATATTTTTCTGCTAGTTTCTCAAAAATATTGTTTCCCATAATACGAGAATATTTATGTATTAGTTTGACCGCTTACCAAAATCATTAAATATTATTATCATGCAAATTACCATAGACACCCGGTCAGTTGAGGTCAAAAACTTTATTACACGCTATCGCGCCTGGCATACCAGCAAGTTATTTGTAGATCGAACTCGAACACCCGTTATTGATTTTACTGAACAAGGATATAGGATTCCTTGTTTTAAGGACCGAGATATCGAACAAATCAATGCCTGTCAGTGTCCAATTGTTATGATTGATTCTCTCAACGAAGGCCTGCACTATATTTCTGTATACAACAATTACGATAAAAACAAACACTATCTACTGTTTGTTCCGTGGTTTGATCAGACTGAAATCAAGCTACCCATCAATTATACCCCAATTTGGTATTCTCATTTGTTGTTTGATCTATTAGAAGATTATGTTGACCCAAAGTCTTGGTATTATTACATAAACAGAACATATACATTTGACTACCCCAAACCCTGTTTGTCAACCACCATTGCCGGACATAGAGGTGAGAGAGAAATAATTAAAAATACCCTGGTTGACAACTTAGAAAAAGACAGTTTTATTTTTAGGTATAATGGTCAAGATTATGGTAGAAGCATCGATGCAACCGACGTAATAGACACTTCCAGTGCTGATTTCTCTGCTGAAAGACTGCCACAAATATTTGAATCAAAGTTTGCTCATATACGAAAAGAGCCTGGTTTTGTTTATTGGAAACTAATTAGCATGGCAGCACATAACATGAGTTATTTCAACTTAGTGTTAGAAAGTGATGTAACAATAGATGTGTTTTTTATGACAGAAAAAACCATAAAACCTTTGTTGATTGGGCAACCATTTGTGATATACGGTAGTAAGGGATTTTTACAGCACGTAAAAAATCTAGGGTTTTGTACCTTTGACACGCTATGGGACGAAAGCTATGACCAAGAGCCTGACTACAAAAACCGTGCTGTAATGGTTGCTGAGTTGTGTATCAAGTTAAAAGATTTTGATTGGGTCGGTAACCGTGATCAACTTCAGGCAATCTGCATGAAAAATCAGATACACATTCACAACTTGAGTGCTGTGGCCCAACAAGAATTTACAGATTTTGAGGCCACAATACAAGCACTGTGCCTCGATAAATAGAACATGTATTCAACTACTGTCTATATCTATCAACAAATCATTCGGGTACTTTTGATTGACACCAGTGGTGGATACTTTACTGCGAGGTACGACCCAGTGTACGCAAAAACTTTAACTGTTAACAAAGGTGTAGACAACGTGCTGTTGTTTGAATTCATCAATCAAGACCAAAAACCTGTGAACATCACGGGCAGCACATTTCGATTCAGACTGTTGAACCAAACTGGTGATGAATTACTGATCGAAAAAGACATGACTGTGCTCAGTGCCAGTTTAGGCCGAGTCAAAGTTGTACTGGACACAGCAGACACCATCAATATCCTGGCACAACCCGGCAGTTACAGCATTGAGCGAACACAAGGCAATTACGTACAAGCCGCATTTACAGACGACAATGCTGGCGCTAGGGCCGACTGTGACATTGTGGACAGTGTGCTGCCCGAGTTCATTGCCAGCCAACCTGTGACTATTCCCACGATAAATGGCAAAAATTCGTGGCCACAGCCTGGACCAAGTTCTTACCCAGACTGGGCATTGAACCCACAGCCACTGTCACGCAATTATCTTACAGAATACTACTCAAGTTATATCAACACCACAGGTGCCAGTTTGACCACAATCAAGTATGATCTGGATCATTACACCGGTACACTCAAAGTACAGGCAGCACAGGATTACGAAGCTGTCTGGGTAGATGTCACAGAAAGCCGCGAGTATTTTGACG